ATTGGTCTATACATAACTGCCATCGCCTTGTGCATGGTATCCCACTTCATATAACTACTAATGTCTTTATTTTCTCCGTAAGTTATATCATCTAACTTAGGGATAAAGCCATATTCTTTATTACGCATTTTAAAGCGATTTAAGAACCTTTGTTCTTTTCCGAATAGTAGGAGAGCATCTTTCGCTAAACTATCAACAGAAGAAGCCTTAATGCTTTTTACGGCACTTCTATCAATATTCATAAAGATGCTTATTGCATCTACTTCAGTAGGATTTTCCAATGCAATGTATTCTTGGTATTGCCCTAATGTAATTTCGCTTAAATCTGTTGGTACTTGAATCTCCATATCTATATAACACTTTTGTGATGGTTTTGTATTGCACAAAAATAGGGAGGCTACCACACCCCCCCATCAACACTAAAACATCTATGAAAAAAATTACTACGCAAATATACAACTATTTTTTAATATACATAATACTCTCCTGTATTTCCTATTTCATAATACATTCTCATCATTATAGCATCACTCATATCTGGACTTCTACCTAATATTTCTTTAACTTTATCTTTTGGTAATACCATTAATTTACCATCTGAATCCATCTTATATGTTTTTACTTGCTCTAATTCTGCTATTAATGTTTCTTGTATTTTAATTGGTTTTACTTGTATCTCTTTTTGATTTATTTTTTTAGCCAATACATAGTAGCATTGTGTTTTTAAGTTTTGATAATTCTCTTTATTTATTGGTGTTGCATTGTTTACAAATCCTTTAACATGCAAGAAATCTACTATTCCACCACCTACTCCATCTTCATCTACTATTATGTTTGAATTGGCTACATTCCACCTTTGCTTAATCTCCTTAATTGCATTACCTAAAAACTGCAAATCTGATTGTTCTATTATCTTAACTTCTTCAACCACTAACCCATCCCATAGCATAATAACTGATTTATCTTTGCCCATCCTCGCAACATCACAAGTAATATACTTCTCTCCTCTCTCTGCCTTGTTACTCCATAATGCTAAAATATTTTCATAATCAATCATCTTTGAGGGGTCATCATCATATTCCCAATTACCAAATAATAACCTTTGCTTACTTACCTCATCTATATTCTCTAAATTGTCTTTGTAATGTTTAGATATATGTGGATTGTCCTCTAACAAAGATGGTATAAACATTCTATGCTTTGGTAATTGATTATCCTTATACGGCTTGTAATAATCTTTATACACCCAATTTTTTGATGGGTTACAAGTCATAAGTAATTTAGGAATTAAGCCATACTCATCCAACCTGTATCTTATTCTTGACTTAACTATATTTCTTGCCTTAATATTTATTTGATTTACTTCATCTACAAAAGCACCAGATATTTCAAGACTACCTAATTCATCAAAATTTGGGTCTGATGGATAATAAAATAAATCCTTTAAAAGTATCTCACTACCATTGTGCCATTTTATTAAGCCTCTTTGTGTTTTATATTCCCATAGATTTGACATTCCAAGTTTGGTGCTTAACTCAAAGAATGTATTTAATGTAGTATCTTTTAATGATTTTAATTTAGCCCTACCCATAAGCCATCTGGTTTGTGGATAATTAGTACACATATCCATCAACCATAACACTCCCAAAGCAGATTTACCACCTCCAGCACCACCACCATATAATATCTCAGTAGTAGTATTATCCTTTAAATAATAAGTAGCCTCGTTTTGCTTACTCGTTAGGTTTAACTCCATTACCAATGTTAAGTACAATAGGTTTTTTATCTGAGGTTATATCTATTTCTGACTTCGTTCCCCATCCTCTATTTCCACCTTTACAATTTAATAAATACATTGTTGCAGTAACATTCTCTTTTTCTACCAAATTATAAAGTTTTGTTTCTCCAAAATCTACTACTATATTTTGCACCTCATTTATTTTTTCCTTAAATTCTTCATCTTCATTTGCCCATCTATATGGTGTAGTTCTGTCTATACCAATTTTCTTGGTTGCTTGTGATATTATTCCCATTGATTTTTCAAGTGCCTCTAAAAACTGCTCCTTCTTTAGTGTTGTTTTTGTTGTTTTTTTTTCCTTTTTCATTTACTTGGTTTTTGGACTTTTCCACGCTTTACTATACTTGTGTTCTTTAATATTTAAAGCATCAAACACTCCTTTCTTGTATAACAAGTCTACTTCTTGTTTAGTACACCCTATGCCTTCTCTTATTTGCTCTGGAGTATAATCATATTTATCTATTAACTCTGTTACTATTTCGTGCATTAAAACGGCAACATGATTACCTTTAGCTCTATTAATCCTAATAGTTAGCAACATTCTTTCTGGCTCATCTATATCCATGATTACAACAGGCACTTTTTTATCATACTTCTCTAATAAGTCTTTACTTATTTTAGATATATAATGTCTGTGATAACCATCAATAATCATAAAGTCTTTAGTTACAAGTACAGGTTGAATCCACCCATTTTTCATAATGCTAAACTCTAAAAGTTTTAACTCTTGGTTTAGCACCACATTTGGATTGTAATTATTAGACTTTAATTCATCTACATCTACCCATTTTACATTATTTATAGGCTCATTATTATACATTGTGGTCATATTTTAATATGTCAAAATTATGTTTATATACAGGCTCATACATTTTACCTTGTTTTACTTCTTCAAAATATTTTTTTACTGCTTCTCTATTTCTATATACTGAATGGTGCATCATGTGGCATCTCCAACATATCTCTTCTAATACCGAGTTCACATTATCTAATTCTTCTTTTGTAATGCTTATTGGAAACCTATTAAAAACTTCCGACAAAGTATTATATGTTACATCGTAATCTTCATTATGCAAATGCAAAATACCTTTATCTTGTCCACATCTATTGCATTTTCTTGGGTTTTGTATCCATCCCATTTTTTTTGCTTTATTTGTTAACTTCAAAGATTCTTCTCTTTGTTTTGCTGACCATTTTTTGTAATTTCTCATAGATTCTTTTTTAAATATGTTATGTTATTTTTTTTACTGACTTTAGTAAAGCCATTTTTTAAATATTGATTTATACTCAATGGAGTACAATACGCTGATATTACCTTGTAATTTCCAATAAAGATAGCAAAATCTCTAGACTTCCACAAGTGTGTATATATTTTTTTACCTCTAAATCTCTTTTTTACATAATCTGTTTTGTACCTTATATGTGTTGTACTAATCTCTTGCCAACCAACAACCCCTATTAATTCATCATCTAAATAAGCACCTAAATACTCTGTTTTATCATCCATTTTCTTTATAGCCACTTGCTCTTGCCTCATTCCTTTACTAAAGTGGCGATAAACTATATTATGCTCTACGGCTTTTATCTTCAAATTCATAAAACACTTCTTTCTTTTCTGGTGTTGGTATTATATTTCTTTTGTAACCACCTCCGATAACTTTAGCAAAGACATAATATGCTGGGTATCCACCAAATTCGTTTTCTATGCTTTCATTTCTTCTTCTTGTATTTTGTGCTTGGATTACCTTTTGCTTTGCCATATTATTTTGCTTAACATCAGAGATTTCATTATCAATGTATGAATATATGGCAGTCCAAACATCTCCACCTACCTTTTCTTTGTATTTATACATTGTTTTTTGTGCATTTCCTTTTGTAAGTGATGTATAATATCTTGCTTGTACATCTACCTCTGGAAACACATCCATTATTTGATTATAAAGCAAGGGGTCAATAGTCTTAACTTTATGCAATCGTTTTGCTGCCTCTGCATGTACTGCTGATGCTACTCTTAATTGGTCTTTGTTAAATATTTGATGGTCATATATTTTACAATATTCAATGTCTTTTTCATACATATATTTAAACACATCTTTTTCAGTCCAATCATATATAGGCTTTCCTATTGTAACATTTTTTAATTTTGGTACTTTTGTCAAATGGCAAACCATACTTGCAGTAATTCCAGCAAATCTCATTAATGATTCATCTGCTCTAATTCCTAATATAGTACAACATCTTCGGTTTGAATTAGCATACAAATGCTTATCAAATGTATATTGACTACATACACCTTTCAATGTTATTGCACAATCTGGCTTTGGCACTATCCAATCTCTATTCTCATCCCATTGAATAAGTGTTTTTTTCTCTCCAAGTATATATATTTCACTTTCTAATTGTGTAGCATAATATTTAAAATTATATCGTGGGTTATCTACAAATGTCAATACAAACTCTCTAATAGCATTGTTTATTATTTCTTCATCTCTAAATACCACATTAATTTTATCTGTTATTCCCTCTCTGTCAAAATATTCTTCTACAAGTTTAAGGCACACTAAACTATCTTTTCCTCCAGAATAACTAATCCACACTTCATCATGGCTATTATATATCTGCTCAATTCTTTTTAGTGCTTCTTCATACACATTACTTTTTAAGTAAATTAAATCGCTTTTACTCGCCATCTTCTATAAATCTAAGTATCATTTCGCTTTCTTTCATCCCATTTTCTTCATAGACTTCTGCTATATAACGCAATACTCTTGGAGATATATTATCATATTCTTCCCATTTGTTTTTCAGTTTTTTCATAAAAGAATACCATATATCTAATTCTTTTTCATTTGCAAAATATATAGTATAATCATTAAAGACTACACTCCTTGCTTCTTCATTTGAATTGTCCTCCACTTCTCCAAACATTGTAGGATTTAATTCTACTCCCATTGTATCAAGGTCAACTACATTATAATTGTTAGCCAATATATCATAATCCCATTCTCCAAAATTCACATTGTCTTTTATAACAAATTCTTCTTTTTGTTTTTCTGTCCACCCCTCTGCAATATCTATCCACACTTCTTTTAATCCAGCATCTTTACAAGCCCTCCATCTCATATTTCCACCCAATATCATCATTTTCTCATCAACAACTATTGGTCTTTTTTCCAACATCTCTGGAAAATCCTCTATTGATTTTACTAATTTCTTAAATTTAAAATCCCTCATAATTCTTGGATTATTAGGATTGCTTTTAATACTTGATATTTTAACTTTCTGTTTCATATTCATCCATTAATTTATGTAACTCATTTAACACTACTTTCATACAACTACCACAACTTGACACTCTACGTTTCTTGTGGAATACCCTATTGTAAATTTGAATAACTTTATTCATCTGCCAATTCGTTACAACTGATGGTGTGCCTAATTCTTTCAAATATTTATAATCTTTCTCGGTTAAGCACTCCACCTTATA